GTCCATTCTCCCAGATCATCCTGCGTGTATTCTATTGTGAGGAGCTTGATTTTCTCTGCGAGATTCATTGAATTACCACACTGTGTAGCCTGTTGCCATGCTCATCTGAGCCTTCTGTTCATCATATGACTTCTTGTATGCTTCCGATCTATCAAGTGATCCATGCATAATCTCGAACTGATAACCGCAATATGTAATAATTGCCCGGATTATAAGCGCATCATCTGTGTCTGTGCTTATAACCAGAGCATCTACTCCGGCAATTCCGAGATCCTTTGCAGCCGCATCAATCATATCGGTCAGCTCTGAATCGAAATCATCTCCACTTATGAGAAGTGCTAATTTTACTCTATCAAGCATGGTTTACCTCTGTTATGCTCTTCCTATACGTTTCCTGATACTCAGGATAAACAACAAAATGCCCTACATGGCCCACTTGAACGTGCGGATCGGCCCATATCTCATGACCGAGATCCGTTGCACGCTTACAGAATGTTATGTCCTCACCAAGCTCCCGACTCGGGAAGAATGCTGTGCTGTGATGCGACCATACATCCTTGATAACGTCCACGCTCATTAGAACGCAAGCCATTCCACATCCTGCAACCTTGAATGGTTCACTCGGATAATCACCTTCGAATCTGCGAATCCCCGGATATATCTCCAAAAATAAACAGCTTGGATAAGGTGCTCTCCTGCTATGTGCTATGCCGGTTATGAATTCCTTGCCACTATCCATAAGATCATCAAATAGATCCTCGGTAAAAACCATATCGGAATCAAGCCACAGAACATGGCTGTAATCCCCGGAGATGGCTTTCAATGACAATTTATCTCTGCCAACATAAACAAGCGTGCCACTCTGGAAGGCTACTTCATAATCGATTCCATCCATATCAAGCCTTCTGATAATCTTCGTAAGGCTCTCCACGAATTGAAATGGCATCTGATCGTTTGTAGGAATAGCAATCAATAACTTCATTTTTTCTTTGCAGCAGGCTTTTTAACTGCTGTCTTCGTTACTTTTACCTTTTTTTCAGGAACTTCCACTTCAGGAAGCTTCTCTTCAGGCACTTCAATGGCCTTTGCAACAGGAGCCTTGACAGCTTCAACTTCTATTGCACCATCCGTTGTTGTGAGAAAATAGCACTCTTCCGGGGAAACCTCAACGATCTCCCCGGCTTTGTGCATTATTCTCGCATCTCTTAAGAGCTGAACCTTCATAGATTATGCGCTCTTCTTGATGTTGCAGAACATATTGCACGCTGTCAGTGCATGAGCTGCATACTGTCTACCAACGATCTTGACGAGATCTGCCTCAGCCTCGGAAAGATCATCGTACTTAATAGCTATGCCATCACCTTCGGGATAGTTAACCTGAGCACCACGAAGATCACCAACGATAGCATATACAGCATTCGTTGAAGCTGCGCTATATGCAGGAAGTGCTGAAGTAAACAGAACGGGAAGTCCGTTGAACGGATCGAAGCTGAAGTTTCCGCCTGCCTGAGCTGCGATGAAGGAAGCGTATGTAAGCTTGTTCATGATGATAACAGGATTCTGTGCCTCGTCTGAAAGGTTAGCGAATGCTGTTGCAACTGTGGTAAGTGCCGGATTCATTGTGATAGCCGGAACTGATACAGCACTTGAGCTTGCGCTTGTGGATGCCGTTGTGATATCACCGATAACAAGAGCTGTAAGCTTCTTAACGATCTGATATGTAAGCTCATCATAGATGTAACGAACGAGAGTCTCACCACCCATAGCAATAGCTTCGTCTGATACTCTGATCCACTTCTTGATGGTAGCAGGAACCATCGTTACGATACCAAGAGTAAGGCTTTCTTCTGTAGGAGCTGCTGTTCCTTCAGTATGAACATAAGCAGCATCAGCGGAAAGCTCGAAAGGAACTTTAAGATTTCCACGGATTTCGGTTCTACGAACTCTCGAAAGGATATCGCTGTTCTCCCAAGCTGTTCTGATGATTTCATCAACGATAGCAGGAACAGGAACTGATCCCGATACGTTCTCGGTTAAAAGGCTTCTAACTTCTGCATCATTCTCTGATACAAGGTAACGTGCGAATGCATCAACATACTCTTTTGATGCACGAACTTCTGCGTTTGTCATAATTTCTCTTTTCTCCTCTTCAACTTTTTCTACCACAACAGGAGCAGGATTCTCTGCTACAACCTTGCGGATTTCAACCTTCTGCTCTTCTTCTTTCGCTCTGGATTCAAGCTCTTCCTTAATGGAACGAACTTCTGCTTCGAGTGCATCCAGATCTGCACCTTCGTTGTCAAGCTCTGCAACTATAGCTGTTTTGCGTTCTTCGAGCTGTTCAACTGTCATTTCTTTGATTTCCATAAGTTTCTCCTTAAATCTCTGAAAGTAGTTTTATTCGTTTCTTCTGAATTTCACGCTTTTCTCGTTCAAGTCTCTCCGCTTTCTCCATTTCAATCACTCCGTTGAAATAGTCACGAGTTGACACGCTCAATTCTGTGGTAGGATTTGCCGGAAAGCTAACAGGTGAAACATCAAACACCTTAGCCACACGGTCTACAATCCTTGTATGCGTTGCACGATCAAAATGATCCTGAGCAACGGTAAAAGCAAAAGACATCTTCGGATAATTCCCTACTTTGATATCTTCGTAGAGATCCCTTGCCTTCTGCGTTTTACTCAGATCTACTCTGTTTCCGAGTCCATGTTCATCCGTCCACAGCTCTACTGTTCCGGCTGATGTTCTGGCATACACAGCACCTTCATGATCGATTCTGAATACCACATCAGACAGATCAGCCTCATCAAAAGCGTGCGGATCTATTTGCTCAAAGTATTCTGTTCCATCCTCTCCTGTGAACATATGATATGGCTCAAAAGTGGATGCATAGCCACGAACTTCATAACTAGGACTCTCTTCTTCCTGATTGAAGTGAAGCTCCATGCTTCTGTACTCTCTATCATTCTTCATTATCAATTCTCTCCTCATTTATCTTCTCATCAGCATTCCAATATTCACCACGAATGATACGAGCATCACCACCATCGACAGGCGGAAGGTTCCATATCTCTCGAATATCGTTTATGCTCATGACTCCTCTATCTAAAAGCTGACTCGAAACATTCAGCTTGTCAGCGTTTGACATATACTGAAGTCTGTTCGCTGTCAGCATTACAAGATTGCCTTGGCTCTGCTCCCGGAAGGTAAATAACATCCTTGTCATTACTTCAGAGAACTGAATTGCGAAGCTTTCCACAACTGACTCATAAAATGCCGACCAAGAATCCCCGAAAGCCTTACTTTGAAGAATATCTTCATTTACCATGAAATACTGATAGACATTCTTCTCAATCAGAGCCATTTCTGAAGCTGCCACTGTGTAAGGCTCAGATTTGACCTGATTGATATTTGTATAGGTATTCGGGAACAATAGCAGGCCACCACCTTCGGCTTCCTTGCTAAAATTCTCCTCTGTGAAGCGTTTACGCTCATTTGCTAGATCTGCGGTTTTGCTGAAGTTGTTTACTTGCGCATAGAATCTATATGTTGCAGATGACTTCACAGCTTCTTGTATTCCCTGATTCTGGATGTGGATAAGATCCATCGTAGGATATAAAGCGTGATTATTTTCACCCATCAAATCGTTACGATATTGAAATTTCGTAAGGATTCCACAATATTCAAGCTCTATAGCCGCTTTTTCTCCCCATCTGAACTCATAACGCAGATAAGGAACATCACCGTACTGAACCACTTCACAACTTGCAGGAAGAGGACAGAAGATTCCGCTGATCTCTCCGAATTTGTCATATATCGGGATGATGAATGCTGTGTTATGCACATCCAAGACGGTCGAAAGCCTATAGAGGAATTGGCTCCATGTTTGGAACTGATTCGGCCCCTTTTGTAGTTTGTTTTGTAATGCCGGCTTTGCAGATCCTTCTGTCTCAAATTTCAATTTTGAGATATGTACCGCTCTGGCATTGATAGCCGATCTGATAAGCTCTGATTCATACAAGCTCCCACCCCAAGTGGTGAATCTAGGCTCATAACCATTAAGCATCTGAAATTTGCCTTGAAATTTACCCTTTGGAGCCGGTCTGTTTTTCAGAAATAAATCAAAAAATCCCATTTTATTCCTCGTTTGCTAATCTATCTCCAATATCGGAATACCATTTCTGTCGAACACAGAAGGCATCCGCAAGTGCTGCGCATCCATCAATATGAGCATTCGCACTCATTTTTATAAGCTTGCCCCGGCCTCTCTCTGCGCTCATCTTTATCGCAGAATTGAGAAGATGGATTTTGAGAAGATCATTGTCTCCACAATGAACCTTGCCATCTTTCATCAAGCCTTCCATTTCTTGAAGCACTCCCCAGAGATTATCACCCTGATAAACGTCATCCGTTTGGAAGCCATAAGCTTCAAGATCCTGCACGAGATATTGAGCACTGTATCTGTCATATCCGACCTTCAGCGGAAGAATCTCGTACTTTTCAACCATTCCGACAAGCCATTCATAGCAATCGTGATAATCAACATAATTATCCCCGGAAGCAGCCATCAGACCACGCTGAATGTAAATGTTGTAAGGGATTCCATCTCGGGCCGTTGCCTCATCTATCTTCTCAGCCGGCAACCAAAACTTTGCGAACACATATAGCTCTCCATCTTTCTCGATGATAAGTGTTGCCGCTGTGAGATCCGTTGTTTGACTAAGATCGAGGCCAGAAACGCAATAGCTTCCAGAGAAATCCTCGATATTGAGATGTTCCCCGAAACACTTATTGATTGTTGTTGTATCAAGCCATGCTAATGAACTATTCTGTTTGATATTGCAATATTTAGTTATGAACTCAGCTTTCTTACTCAGGGAACCTTCCGCTATGGCTATTTCCTCAAGCATGAAATCAACTGAGACCGAGACACCGAGATTCGGATTGCTCTTGCGAAGCTCATTGATATCATTCCACTTCTCAAGATCATCAATCACATACAAAAAAGGAAGAAGCTTCTTCTCTTTGCTATCTCCCTTCAGTAAACGAGTGCATCTCTTGA